GATTTTTCTCGGGGTGCCGTCACTAAAAAACATGCTGCCGGTTTCACTGACGTTATTAATAACGTACATACCGTAGATCGTGCCACCGCCATCCAGCAAAGGCCATGCACGGCCCTCCTCCGCCATCAGGCGCACGGTAGTCATGGTTACCTTCCCGCCCGTCAACTCTGGATATAGCACGCCTGCGAGGGTGATCTTTTCCTCTCCGGGGCCGAGATACTGAAATGCGTCACGCTTACCTACACGCGAGTTTGACGGCCAGCGGTATTCCGCATCACGCTGAAGTGTCTGATAGGGCAACGTCTGTCGCATAAAGACAAACATGCCAAGCGCTAACATCATTGTGGTAACTCCTTATCAGTCATAAGCCATGCTGGATCGGGCGCGGGCGCGCTTGTCACGCTCGAATTTTTCTAGCGCGTCCTGCAACTGCTGTTCAAGCTGGCCGCCAAGTGCGGCCCCTCCCGGCAGGGTGATGTGGTAATCGCTTTTACTCTGGTCGATATACGTCCGCCCTGTCGGTGCATTCACCGGTCGATAAGCCTGATATCCGCCTGCCTGGTTTGCCGGGGTGTACCCTACCGGCTGGGACTGGCTGACGGGTGACTTATAGCCCGCCCCGGCCCCCGGAGGTGCCTGATTTTGAGAGGCCGCTTTTGTTGACAGCGGCACGTCACTTCCCGCCCTGACTACAGCGGGCGGTGGCACGATAACCGGCGGCGCTACGTTTACGGGTTGCGGCACGGCGGCAGAATACAACACCGCAGCGGGCTGTTGCGGTATACCTGCCGCACTGACTCCCAGCACTAAACCACCGTTGGCCGCCGCACTGGCACGCGCAGCCGTCTGATCCAGCGTGCTCGACTCCTTATTAATTACTCCGAGCTTTTCCAGCACCCAGTCAATCCCGCTACGCAGCTTGTTGAATGCATTAAGCGGCATCATCAGCGCATCAGCCAGCGCGCTACCAAATGTTACGCCTACTTCCCGGCAGCTGTTCAGTGTGTCCTGGGTTGCCTTCACCGGGGCAATCAGATCGGTGAACCACTGCCAGGCCGCCTTCAGTTTGTCGCCCAGCCAGTCAAACATGGGTTTAACCGGCGTGAATAGCTCACCAACCGGCGCGAATGCCGCCTGCAGCCCTTCAACCACGCCACCGAAGAAGGCGCTTATCGGCTCCCAGTATTTGCGAATTAACAGAGCACCGGCGACGATAGCCGCAACCACAGCTATAACCGGCCAGGTAATTGCGCCAATGGCGGTAACTATCGTTGTACCGGCGATGCTGAAACCGGTAGCCAGTACGCCCGCTCCTGCAATCAGCGCATTAATGCCTGCCATTACCGGCCACAGCACCAGACCGATACCACCCAGCACGGCAATCAGGCCGGTGACCGCCCCCGCCACTAACACAATTTTTGATACCAGCTCCGGGTTAGCCGTTACCCATGCGTTCATTTTTCCCAGCCATTGCGTCGCCGTCGCCGTGAGTTTACGCAGACGGTCATCCACGCCGCTGAATACATTCAGGCGCAGGCCGGACAACGCACCCTGTAGCCGCTCCATGTCCCCTGACAGATTATCGCGTAGTGTTTTACCCATATTGTCAGCCGCGCCGCTGACGTCTCCGAGCTGGTTTTTTGCGCCAGCCAGGGCCGCGAGGAACTTCGGGATCTGATCGACAGACAGGTCTTCGACTGGCGTACCAAACAGGGCTATCGCCGCGTTTGCCCGCTCCGCCGGGCTTTTAATGGACAGCAGGCCCCGGGCGGGTTT